CGTATATCTTTATTTGGGAACTTAATCTCAAACATCCCATCTGGCTCACCATATAATAAATAAGAATCAGTTAAATCTACTTGTCTTAAATCATTATCTCCACCTACATATGGTTGAGATATTTCATTAACGGAGTAATCACCACCAACTCTATTATATATTCTTAAATCAATAACATTTAATACTTGACCTACATTATTTATAGTCTCCACTAATTGTGACATATAAACGTTATCACCCATATCCCATTTATTGATATCTAGGTATTCTTTAATTGCGTTACTTACACCACCAACCACTTCTGATTGTGATGCACCTTTTTCAACAAATAAATCAACATCAAAAGCTAAGTTAATTACTTTACCCGTTGTAATATCGATATAATCATTTAACATTCTATAATCAGAAAGGTATTCTGAAATATTTTCTCTCATTGTTGTTGTAGATGTATTAGACAATTTAGAATCACTATCTAATGATAATATAGAAACCATAATCTTATTTCTTTCTTCCCACACACCACATCTAAATGGTACACCAAACTTACCTGGCATTAAGTCAATTCTACTTTTATAATCCTTAATGGTAACAGCTCTGTTTTGAGAAGCAAAATTATACTTAATTAAGTTTCTTAATTCTTCTACAGATGGAGCTCCTTTACCTCCAACGGCAGGAATAGGATTATTTACACTTATACTTTCTCTAACATTTTTATTTGCTGTTGAGTCACTTCCATTAACAATTACATTTGTTGTCCCTAATCCATTGATACTATTAACTCCTAAGTTACTAGCTGGTCCACCACCTACTCTATATTTAACGAATAGTGTTGTTGATGGTGTAGGTATCTCACCTAACGATAGGTTATTAATGAAGTTACCAATTCTATCTACTTGTCCTTGACAACCAACAAAATCATTTAATGATGATGTGTCTTCTTCTCCACCACCAAATATAATTTTACAGAACCCTTTGTCTGTAAACTCTTTTACAAATCTCTTTGGTGAATTAACCCATTTTCCTGGTTTAATTCCTGTATTATCACTTAATCTACTATCATCTTCCACAAATATTTGTGATTGTGCAAGTGCTTCAACCTCATAAAAGTTATTATCAAATACCGCAAACTCTTCATTTGAGGGTGTTGTTGTAATATTTGTTCCTTCTACTTTTAGAATATTTTCTATAGATAAAACATTTGTTTCTGGTAGAACAACTTCTAAGAATGGTTTATAATCTTCTTGTGAAATTACCCTCTTAAATGTTTTGGTAAATCCATTAGTACATATTTCTCTCTTTGTTAGTGTATAACTAACTGTTGTACCATTAGCATCTAAATTAGGTATTATAATTTGATTAGGTATCCCCCCACTTGTAAAAGGTGAAGAGAAATCACAATCTTCTACTAACTCAAATACTTTACCAGCACCTGTTGCTTGTGAACCTTTCTTTATGATAGGTGCATATGATACATCAAAAGTATCACCAGCAGTAGGAACTGTTACTGACCAATCCACAATTGTTGTACTTGGTCTATTTCCCGGAATATTTAATCCAAATGTTCTTGCAAGTTCTAATAAAGAGGATTTCTCTTGCATGTAACTGATTTGGGTTTCATTAAATGACCTATCAGTATGATATGATAACATATCTCCAACCGCAGCGTTTAATTCTAATAACATCATCCCTACAGATGCATCATTGAAATCTGAATATACATCTGGATAATATTGTTTTACGAAACTTACTAACTCACTTCTTACCTCTGCGAAGTTCCTAGCGTTATAATCTATTTTTTTAGCCATATTAGAATGTTATTTCTACTGTGTCTTGGGAATTAAATACCCCTTCTGTTATTGTAAATGAAATTATAACCTTAATCGACTCTTCAATATCCATATTCTCAAATACAACCTTATTGATTTGTAGATTTGGTAAATACTCTTTGATGGTTTGATTTAAGTTATCCTTAATTTCATCTTGTGTTATTTTATCGTTTGGCTCAAAGATATATTTCTTTAAATCACTACCAAAATCTGGTAGATATAACCTCTCTCCCTTATTTGTTAATAATAGGTGTAATAAATCAGACCTAACTGCATCTCTAGATGTTTCAGTCATATCTAAATAATACCCTTTACTACTATCTTGAAAGGGGAAGTTTATATTTATAGTCTTACC